GATTTTGTTTTCGTAGTGAGGATTGATTTCAAGCAGCAATTCGTCAACCTGAGCTTGATTGATTTTTGGTAAACCAGAACGTTGTAACCAAGAATTGAGTTGATGGAGATCTGGCTTCCAGATTTGTAAAACTTCATCGACTGGATTTTGCGTTTGCTCTGGCTGTGCGCTCTCTTTTAAAGTTTCTTTTTTAGTTTCTTTTACAGAGTGACATTTGATGCTACTAGTTCTAGTATCATTTGATGTTACTAGTGTGGGTACATTAGATGTAGCTACTTTTAGCGCACCAGTATCATTTGATGTTACTAGTTCAACTGATAAACGATCATCAAAAGTAACTTCATACAAATTCGATTTGCCTTTCGTTTTTGTGATTTTAACTAAGTTATATTTTGCTAAATCTGCCATAGCTTTGCGGACAGTTCGATTGTCTTTAAAGCCTGTCAATTTGAGAATTAACGACTCGCCAATAGCCTTGTTTTCTTCATGAAAGCCATTGATGTGTCTGTTAAGTAAAACCAGACACTTGATTGCTTCACCACTCAGAACTGCCAAATAACCCTCGTCACAAACAAAATTAGGCAATGGTGTGTAACCATCTTCTTTTTTGGACATGGCTTTTTGCTCATTCCTTTTTGCTGTGCTTGGGTGAATATCAAGATTACCCAGCGGCATAAGTTTTAATGCGCTCATCATCCACCCCACGCATGCATAGCCAATTCAGCTTTTGCTTTGGCCACTGCAACTGAGTTTTCGAGTGTTTTG